CAAGGACAATTATTTTCAGTAGTAGACTCACTTACTGGATCTTTAATGTCAGTAAATGATATTTCAGGTTTACCAATACTTGAAGTATTTTCTGATGATAAAGTAGTAATGGGTACCTATGGTGCTCCTGCTATTGTAGTATCAGGTTCTAATACAACTTTTAGCGGTTCAGTTAATATTTCTGGTTCTTTAACATCTACAGGTTCAGTTAATATATCAGGTTCAATTACAGCAACAGGAGCTATAATCTCAAACGGAATTAATGTAGTAGACAATGCAATTGCTATGGCAATTGCCTTAGGTTAATATATTTATAATCAATGGCAAATACTTTTAAAAATAGTATATCAAGTTCTTTAGGTACAACTGAAACAACAGTTTATACTGCTACTGGTGTTACCGCAACTGTGATTGGTATTGCCGTATCTAACGTTTTAACATCGTCTATAAACGTAGATGTTAAAATGTATGATAACAGCGCGTCAAAAAATGCTTATTTAATTAAAAACGCTTTAATACCAGCAAGTAGTAATTTAATATTAGTAGGTGGAGAACAAAAACTAGTTTTAGAACCTAGTGATTATTTAACTGTATCATCTTCTTTAGGTAGTTCAACAGATATTATAGTATCAGTATTAGAAATAAGTTAATAAGTTATGGTATATAAAGGAATAGATCCTAATGGTGTAAATAAAATAGATAGTGGCTCAGTTGGTATTTTTGTAGAAAATACTCAATCCATTACTTTACGAAATGATGGTTTTGTAACTATAGGAAATGTACCTGCTCCCGATAAATTATTTCAAGTTGGTGGTAATGTTAGAGCAAATGCTTTTTATGGTGATGGCTCTAATTTAACTGGTGTTGGTGCTTTACCTTTTCCATTTACAGGATCTGCTTTAATATCAGGATCTGTAGTAATTAATGGAGTATTACATGCGACAGAAAAATCATTTAATATTGTTCATCCAACACAACCAGGTAAACGCCTAGTATATGGAGTTTTAGAAGGACCTGAACATGCTGTTTACTCAAGAGGTAGAATTCATTCAAATGTGATAGAATTACCTGAAGAATGGACTGGATTAGTAGATGAATCAACTATAACAATACAATTAACTCCTGTAGGAAGTTATCAAGCTGTATATGTTGATAAAGTAAAAGATAATAAAGTATATATTAAATCAGAAGACTACATTGATTGTTTTTATTTAATATATGGTGAAAGAAAAGACATTAACAAGTTACAAATAATACAATAATGGCAACTATATTTTCAAAATCAGGTTCATTTTATGGAACAGCTTCTTTTTATGATCCTAATATTTGGGATGGTGGAATTGTTCCAACAAATGATGATTCGATTTTTATTAGAGGTATTCAAAAAACAGTTTCTCAAAACTATACATACTGGGCTGGTACTCAAAGTTTTTTTCTACTTAATAATACAACTGATTTACCTCCTACAGGTTCTTTATATACTTACACTGATAGAGATCAATTAGTAAAATTAGATTACAGAGGTATTTCAGCATCTGCTTTATTAGCAGTTACTGTAGATAAATCTGCAAGTTATCCTTGGGGTGAAGATTTTTATAACGGATACGTTAGTAGACCTTTTGGTGGTATTGGAGATGCTTCTTTCCCATCTAAAAAAGGAGGTTCAATATTAAATAATTCTATAATCCAATATAGACCAGGAACCATTGTGTTATCTGGTTCAGCAACAGCAAGTATTTTAAGAACAAATATTGAATTTGGAGGTGTTTTAGAATTAAGAGATTCAAGTACTTATTATATAAATAATTATATTACAGCTAGTGGAGGTACGTTTGCTATGTATGATTCATCTAGTGCTATATGGAATTTACCATGGCCTTCAGCTTCTGATGCCAACACTCCTGAATCAGCTTTAAATACAAATGGATATCCTTTATTTTCAGCTAGCTTTATAGGTGTAGTTCAATCTCCTTTTTCCCAACTTATATTAGAAGGAAGCGAAGTTAGAACTAATACTACTTTAAGTTTAAATGTATCTTTTGGAGATGCTTATTTGTCTGTAGTATCTGCTTCTAAATTTGAAGTAGGAGATATGATTTTTGTAGGAGAAGAAGATATAGATTCCCCTAGAGAAGATAATGGTATAAAAAGCATATATGGTGATAATTTATCTTCATATGATGAAAACTTTATAGTAGCTGGTAAAGATATAGGAAGTGTTCCTAATAGATTATATATTCAAAGAATGAATGGGCTAGAAGGAAAAGTTTTAGCTACATCCTCAGCAACTGAACTTATAGTAGATGAAGATAGATATCAAGTAGGAGATACAATAGTTGTAAATAATCAAGTAAGAACTATAACACAAATAGATGATTATGATTTACTTTTAAAAGATTATGACTTTACAGATCCTTCAGCTTCTTTAAGCGAGTGGGAAGTTGATCCAACAAGAGGACCTTCATTTCAAAACTGGAATATAGCTCGTGGAAAAGGTTTAACATTACAAGCAACAGAGGCTTTAAACTCATTTCGATCAACTTATATTAAAAATCTCTTTTTAGAAAGGGTAAAAATAGAAGCCTGGGTAAGTAACCAAACACCAATTTCAGGTGGACTATCTTCTCCTGCTTTTAGAGATCAACAGCCCTATGCTGTTGTTGCTCATGCTGATCCTTTAATAGATAATGATATAACTACTATGGTTGTAGGAACCGTTTATGGTCAACCAGCTTATAGATCATATATGGGAATTAATCCTAATGCCACCTCATCTTTTATGGCATCTAAAAACTCAGTTAGCAATGCTTATTCTGCAAAACCATATATTATAGGTATTAAAGATATAGAAGATGAGCATAAATTAACTTATGAAAATTATAAAGGATTTTCTAAAGGTTATATTGATGATATATTAATATTTGAAGAAATAAATAGAGGAGGCAGTTGGGGAAGAGTAGGTATTAATACTACTAACTATAAATTTATATGTACAAGATTTAAAGTATATAATAAATGCCAAAAAATCACTCTTAATTCAGGAGTAACAGTTTCTATAAATGATAAAGTATTTGAAACAGGAGCAGAATATACCCATAATTCAGGGCATAAAGTTATTAAATTAAGTTCAACTATAACTAATACTTTAGATTTAAAAAATAAAGCATTTGCTTTTCAAGGTGCTGAAGAATATGAAAATAATGGAGTTTACCCTTATATTTACTCTATTAACCAAACTCAATCAATAAGAGTAGTAGCTGATGTTGCACAAACCCAATATGGTCTTCCATTAGTAGATAATTATGTTCCATCTATAAATGGTTATCAACTTCCAACTCTATCACCATCAATGAGTTTTACTTTTGATCTAACTACTACAATGTCTTTTAACTATTTTGGTTTTACAGACAACTTTATTCAATTTGGTCAAGATTATACTTCATCCGAAAATGGTGGTTTATCATTATCTGGTTCTAATGATTTATTTAACTGGACCCCTATAACAGGAGGAGCAGATTTTAGAAGAAGATATACTCAAGGACATTTAAGAGATTGGAATTTACCTGTTACTCACTCCTTTAGATATTTAAGATTCCAATTATCTGCTGTTACTAATGGAAATCCTAACCAACAAACTTATAATTTATCTAATGGGTGTTTAAAAAGTTTTGTTATAAGAAGTGGTAGTTTAAATACGTTTGTTGTAAATAATGCTTCTGATTTAAATATTGGAGACCATATAGGAATATATCCTACTAACCCACCAGGTACCCTAAGTGCAAACCGTTCATTGAAATATTCATTTTTAGTACAACAAAGTTCATCAATTGACCCACCTGAAGATTATTTTGTAATTACCGGAAAAAGCGGAAATACTTTGACAGTAGATAAAAATATTAATTTTACAGTTAATAAAGGATCTTATGTAGTTAAATTAAATAGAAACATAAACATTTATGGAAATTATGCTTCTGGTTCATTAAGAACAGGAAGAATAGGGGTGTATGGTGTGAATAATACCACATTTCAATCATTTTATAGATGGAAAAATGTAGCTATTAGACATGTAATTGATGGTTTTCCTAACTTTAGCGGAAATACAAATACAAATCAATCTACTAACTACGGTAGTATAGGAATACAATATAATAATTCATGGATTCCTTGGAGATTGCAGGGATGTTCTTTTTATGATATAGGATTAAATGGTGGATTTAACTGGGGTATTTCATTTAGTATTGGTAATAACAAAGGAAATATTCATATAAGAGGAAATATATTTCATTTTAATTTTAATCAAGGAACAGGTGGTCTAAATTCTGTCAACTTACCATATATAATAACATCAAATTTCTTCACATATAGTGGTAATGGAGCTGGGATTTATAATTTTTCTGGATTACATATAAACTCATATAATGTATATATAGGAATCAACACTCCTATAGGAACATATTTCCCTCAGAATCGTAATTTTAGTGCAAATGGGTTTGAATATATGGGGGGAAGACAAATTGTTATAAGAAATTATAATAATACTGTTTTTAATATAGCCACTATTCAAACAACTAATGATTCCACAACTACTGGAAATACGGGATATTACTCAGATATGTACGTAGATAATGTAGTAAAAGGAAATTATCTAATAAATGGATTAAGTACAATAGCTCAACAACCAGTAGTTAACTATTTTACTAATATATTTTCTCCTGTAGAAAACATGATGTTACCTGCTAGAGGCGGAATTGATGGTAATTATCATACTACTAAAAATCCATATGGTTTAATAAACTTTGCTACCAACATACCTCCAGGTAATTTAACTAGTTATTACAAAAATTATAATAAATGGGGATATGATGTTTATACTAATAATAGAGGTTGGATAATAAAAGAACCAAATAACGATTGGTATAAATTTTATCATTTTTCTTCTAGTTTAATAACAGGTGTTGGTAACTTAGCTGATACTCGTAACTTGTTTATGTCGGCTAATGTTCATATATTTGACACATCAACAGCCTCTTTTACAGTAGGATTTGATTATTATAATGATACAAGCCAAATTGTTCAAGATAGAAGTGCTTTAGCATTTAATTTAGATAATTCTTTTATATATTATGATTATACTCCTGTAGTTGATGGATTAGCACCTTGGACTTATACTCAAAGTATTAGTTTTGTTCCTTCTAGTGCTTCATATGTTGGTGGATTAGTATTGCAAATTTATAAAAATGGTAATCTTTTAGAAAATCCTCTATTATTACCTAAAAGAGCAGAACCAACTCATTTTGAATACACATTTAATCTATCAGGATCTGGACTATATCAAATTGGTTTAGCTCAAGATGCTTCTCCCCAAGGATATTTAGCTATGAAGAATATTTGGAGTAGATTTAATGGACCACAAACAAGTAGTGTTATGGTAAAACAAAATACTTTTACTATGGCTATGTTTGGTGGTGCTGATGCTCAACAATATAGAAATGTTAATAACCAATATCCTCAAGTAAATCCTAAATTTAGATTAAAAGGCGCAAAATTATTCTAACAGTTAATATTTATAATTAGTATGAATGATGTTATAAAAATTCTCGGTGAAAGATGGACTTATGTTTACTCATCTCTTTATTATGGTCTTTGGGAGTATGATAAAGAAACTCATGAGTTAAAAACAGAAAACACAGTTTCATTTTTAATAAGTGAAATTGACCAACGAATTGAAGAAATAAAAAAAGAATTAGAAAATCCAGATGCTGATCCTTCTTATCAAGCAGCATTAGATTATTTATATAAAATAAAAGAAAAATTAAATAACTAATGCCAGTTAGATTCGCTATATCAGGTGCTTTTTACCCCGGAAATTCAGCTTCATGGAATGATACTTCTATTTGGTATGGAGGTATAGTTCCAACAGCAAGTGATCAAGTTTATATTAGAGGTTTAAGAACTACAGTTAACTTAGCTGGTGGTTATTTACCATTTTTTGATACTCAATCTATTACAGTAGCTTCTACTGTTGGTTTTCCTATATCAGGTTCATTTTATACTTATACTGATAGAGATGAAGAACTTAAATTTAATTACATAACATGTAGTGCCACTTCATTTATTAGTGCTTCAATTGATTTAAGTTATTATTCATGGAGTTATAGTGTATACCCATTAACTCAATCGTTACCTTCTAAATTAGGAGGTACTATTCCTAATGGTGCTTATGTACAATTTAGACCAGGAACTATATTCATTACCCCAGCTATGGGAGAAATTGTTTTAACAAGTTCATTAACAGATCCTGCTTTAACTATTGAAAACGGAGGAGATGTTAGGATGAGAAGCGGCAGTAGTTTAGGATTAGGTGGTTATTTACTTTTAAATGATGGAACTTTTACAATGACTGGTTCTGGTTTATTTAGATTTAATAACAATTATCCATCCCAAAGCGCAGAAGGTGGTGTTATAAGAAACATTAATGGGATTGTAGCTAACGATCAAAACTTACAGTATTTAATTGTTGAAGGAGATGAAGTTAGAACTAATACAATTTTATCTCAAAGTGCAAATATTGGAGATCATTATATAACAGTTAATAGCACTACAGGATTTGCCATAGATGATGATATATTTGTTGGAGAAAAAAATTTATCTCAATCTAGAACTGATAATGGTTTTAGAGGTCAATATGTAGGTGCATTTTCTTCTTGGGATGAATGTTTTGAAGTAGCAAGTGTTGATGCAGGCTTAAAAAGATTATATATAAAAAGATTTAGAGGATTAGATGCTAATATTAAAGCTACTGCCTCTGCTACTGAATTAATTATAGATGGTGAACGTTTTAAAGCAGGAGACAAAGTATTAATAAACAATGAATTAAGAACTATTACTTCTGTAACTAGTAGTTATGATTATCTTTTAAAAGATTATAATTTTTCAACTGGATCCGATTTATCAGATTGGACTACAGACATTACACGTTCTGTAAACTACAATGACTGGACCTTATCTTCAAGTTATGGATTAACACAATTTACTACTACAGCTTACAGACATATATTTGTAAGAGATATTATGTTAGATAATGTTAAAGTAGAAGCTTGGATTTCAAACTTAAGAGGAATATCAGCGGGTTCAGCTAGTAGAAACGAATATGGAGTATATATTCAGTCTGAACCTTCAGTAGACACAGATTTAGGTATTCCAACATCAACAAACCAACCATTAAGAACAGCATTTACAATAGTTCCTTCTGTTTCTAGAATGAATTTAAGACAGAAAAATGTCGATAATGACGTTATACTTAATGTATACACAGGAAGTTATCCTATAGATGGTTTAAAGAAAATTACTTTAGAATCAACTAGAGGAATGGTAAGAGGATATGTTGATGATACTTTAATTTTTGATGAAGTGATAAGAAATACTCCTTATTGGGGTAGAGTAGGTTTATACACAAATGGTAATGATGCTTTTGTTTGTACTCAATATAAAGTTTATGCTAAGTATACTAAAATAACAGTTGATTCTCCTATTACAGTTGCAATTAATGATGTTATAAAAGAAACAGGGGTAGAATATAGTCATGCTTCTGGAAATCAAGTAATTAAATTAACATCAACTGTAACTGATCCTTTAGAATTTAAAGATTTAGCATTTGCTTATAGAGGAGCAGAAGAATATCAAATCACTTCTAGCGACCAAGGTATATTTCCTTTTGTATACGCAACTAACTCTTCAGGAAGTTTTAACTTAGACTGGACTAGATTTACATTAAATGTAGGTGATTATGTTACTGGTTATGCTTTAGGTACTGGTTTTACAAGAAGTGTGATTTTAGATTTTGGTAAACCTGTTACTTTTAATAGAGTAGGCTTTTTAGAGAGTGTTTTAACTAATGGTCAAAGCTTTACAGCATCTAGAGGTATTCAATTTTCAGGAAGCAATAGTGTAACAGGTTCAGCCTTAGCATTTACAGCTTCTAACTGGGTTGCTTTAACATCTTCAATTACTGATTTTAGAAGAAGAACAAGTAATGAAACTTTTAGAAGTTTCAATATAGGAGGTCCTCATACTTATAGATTTTTAAGAATTGAGACTCAAGGATTAACTCAAGCAACTACAGCAGATAATACATTTAGATCTTTTAGAGTACGTTTAAATTACTCTAATAGTATTCAATTAAATAATACTTCTGATTTAAATATTGGAGATGAAATTGCTTTAATTTCTAGATATAATATTGCTCCTATATCAGCTATAACAAACTATTCTTCATTATTATTTGCAAGTTCAAGTTTAACTACAGCGAGCTTTTTAGATAGTTTTACTCAACATTATAAAATCATTAGTAAAAGTGCGGGAAATGTTATTTTCTTAGATCAGCCTTTTGAAGAAGGTAGTCCTGAAAAAGGAGATACAGTAGTAAAACTAAACAGACAACTAAAATTTTCAGGATCTTTCAACTCAAGTTCAGCGGCTTGGGATGTAGGAAGAATAGCAGTATTAGGATCAGGAACAGCTCGTTTTGTTAGAAGAATTAAATTTGATAATGCTTCTTTCCAACATTTAGTAGGACAATTTCCATCTGTAGGTGGAACAGCTGCTCAACTCCCATATTCTGGATTTACTTTAAATGAACAAAACTGGTATAATTATATGGGGTTAGTACAAGGATGTACTTTTTATAATAACTATAACTTTACCGCAGCCGGTTTTGGACTACTATTCTTTAACAGATCAGGATACGCTACTCGACATAATTTCATTTCAGGATTTCATACAATACAATTAACAGGAGTAAACTCTAACTTTGCATCACCAATTATTGCTACCGGAAATATTATTTATGGTGTAACATCACAAGCAGGTTTACCAACAAATTTTAGTCAAACTATTTATTCATATAATATGAACTACGCTGGAGGTAATATTCCGTTACCTTCAACTACCGGTTATAATGCTAAGTATACTACTCCATATAATTCAATTTATTTTGTAAGAAGAAACCATGTTGAAGGAGCTACAGGAACTATGACTTATGCTCAAACTATTACTAATTTTGGTACTCAATATACTATAATTATAGATAATAATAGATTAGGATTTATACACCAAGCAAACGGTGTTTTATTCTTAAACTCATATTTAGATAAAGCTTTTGAAACACCCTTTTTATTACCTAAAAGAGGCGGATTTGATGGTAGAAGATTATCTACAACTAACCCCGGTGTAAACTTTGCATCTTTCACAACAGCTTCTTATACTTTACCTCAACATAATCTTACTGGTTATATTAAAAACCATAATAGATTAGGATACGATATTTGGTCAAATCCTTTAGGTTGGTGGGTAAAACCCCAAGATGATCCTTACTATAGATTTTATAGATTTTTTGTAAGTGATTGGAGAGACCCAATGTTAGGATCTTATTTGTGGTTAAATGAAGGTGTAAGTGCTAGTTTTGATGTTAATTTTGATTATTATGTAACCCCATCTATAGCATGGCAGGCTGAACAACAATATAGTGGTGCTTTGTATATGATTGTTTTGAAAAATGGAGGTGAGTTGCAAGAACAATTTACTTTACCTAAAGTAACATCCCCAACAAACTTTAGTAGAACATTTAGTTTAACAGGATCTGGCCACTTCCAAATAGCATTAGCTGGTTTAGCTACACAAAACGGATATGCTGCCTTTGCTAACATTTCAAGTAGATTAGTTGCTCCTAATACTCACGATGTACAAGTATTTTCTAATAATTTTAATTTAAGATATTTTAATAATGAAGAATTATTAGATGCTAAAACAATGTACAATCAAACCCCAACCGATCCGTTATTTAGATTAAAAGGAGCTAGAATATTCTAATGGGAAAAGATATAAGAATATATCCATCACAAAGCCAAGTACTATTCTCAGGAAGTAGCAATGAAATACTGGCTTCAATTAGTACAGATAATATGGGTAACCTTATATTATCAGCATCTAATGATGTGTTATTTGGTCCTGGTAAAAATGATATTTACATAGGTGATGGTACCCAATCAGCTAATATTATTTTTGATATTGATGGCGCTATTAAATCAGCACCAGGCAGTGGAGCTACAATTACTTTAGGTTCTACAGATACTCCTATTGTAATTACTGGTAGTACAGTTGATATTGCTGGGGGAAATTTAGAATTAGGAACTTTTACTGCTTCTTACGCTAAAATATCTAATGCTTCTTTAACTGGTAGTTTATCTGCTAGTTATGTATTTACTCCTATATTAAGTGCAAGTAATGCTAATATAGTTAATATTACTACAAGTAATATAACGGCATCCACATTAACTCTTCTACAAAACCAAGGATTATATTTTAATTATAGTTCATCAGTTACTGGTGGAGCTATATTTTTAGATAATTTAGGAAACCTTGTATTAAATAGCAATTCAGGTAGTGTTTATTTATCAAAAGGAGTCCAAGATGTTTACATAGGTGATGGTACTAGCTCAGCAAATATAGTATTTGATTTTGATGGTGCTATTAAAGGTGAAGATGGACAAAATGTATTTTTAACAGTAGGTTCTTCATCAACCAGATTATTAATAACAGGCAGTACTTTAAATATAGGACCTTTTACTGCTTCTTATGCTAGAATTAATGATGGTGCTATAACTGCTAGTTTTGTAAGTTCAAGTGGACCTATTACCGCAGCTAATTTAACTGTATCAAATTCTATATCAAGTAAAACAATAAATTCTAACACAGGTAGTTTTGGGTATTTTACATCAAGTGTAATTAACTTAAATCCTAATGGGGGTATTTATATTACAAGCAGTGATGGGACTAAAGGCGGTAGTATTTACTTAGACCCTGTAGGAAATTTACAATTCACATCAGTATCAGGAAGTGTATTTTTAGGAAAAGGCACTGGAGACATTTACATCGGAGATGGTACCTCATCAGCAAATATTATTTTTGATCAAGGTGGAGCTGTTAAAGCAGGAAATGGTGTTATATTAAATATAGGTTCAAATTTATCTTTTATAGAAGCAACAGGTTCAATAATTACTCTTCAGAAAAATGGAGGTAATGTTGTAATCAGTGGTTCTTTAATAGCATCTAGTTCAAAAGTATCCCCAACTTCATCAGGCATTCCTGCATTTACGGGAACAGACGGACAATTTATGTTTGGAAGTTCAGGAGGTAATCATTATATTTACGTGTGGATGAGTGGTGCTTGGAGATCAAGTTCTTTATTGTAAAATATTTTAGACCGTTTTAATATTTATAACAAAATATTACTATGGCTAACATCCCAATATATCCTGGTTCATCATCATTCTTCCCAGGAATGACTCCTTTTGGATTCTATGATAATGACTACCAGTTCCAAACAGACGCAGATAAAGTAACTAGATTTTGTGCTTTACGTTTAGGTTATCCTATTGAAAATGTTGAACTACAAGATTTAAATTTTTATACTGCTTTTGAAGAAGCAATAACTGTGTACGGTAATGAGTTATATGCTTTTCAAGCCAGAGATAATTATTTGTCTTTAGAAGGTGTAAATACAGGTTCTAATTTAAATAATGCTTTAATAACTCCTAGTTTAGGTCCTATTATAAAATTATCTCAACAATATGCTGAAGAAGCAGGCACTGGAGGTAATGTAACTTGGTATAGTGGTTCAATTGCTTTAACTTCTAGTTTACAAGATTATGATTTAACTAATTGGGCAATTTCTCAAAGCATTACCGGAGGGATTGAAATTAAAAGAATATTCTATGAAGGTACTCCAGCAATTAATCAATTGTATAGCCCTTGGGCTGGCTTAGGCCCCGGTACTACAGCAGCTGTTGGTTTAATGGGTTTAGCTGGTTATGGACCTTCAACTAACTTTGTTTTAATGCCTTTAAGTTATGATATGGCTAATATTAATGCTATTGAAATGAGTAATGATGTTAGATATTCTAATTACACTTTTCAATTAGTAAACAATAAATTAAGAATATTCCCTATTCCTGGCACTGATGATGAAGGATCTCAATTATGGTTTAATTACATTAAAACAGATGATAGATATAATTCAGCAATAACACAAGCTCCAGGTAAAATAAATAACATTAGTAAAGTACCATATAATAATCCTACTTATGCTAATATTACTTCAATTGGTAGAAGTTGGATTTTTGAATATACTTTAGCTTTATGTAAAGAAATGTTAGGATATGTTAGAGGCAAATACTCAACAATTCCTATTCCCGGTGCTGAAGTAACTTTAAATCAAGGAGATTTAATAACTGCTGCTACTTCAGAAAAAGAAGCTTTAATTACACGATTAAGAGACTTTTTTGACCAAACCTCAAAACAATCTTTACTTGAAAGAAGAGCAGCAGAATCAACAGCTCGCCAACAAGAAATTAATCAAGTACCAATGACAATTTATATAGGATAATATGGCTTTATACGGAGAAGCACGTGATATAAGTTTATTTAGACATATTAACCGTGAGTTAATGGGAAATATTATTTCACAAGAAGTAGTATTTTATAAATGTAATATTACAGAAACTAAAGTAAATATGTATGGTGAAGCATCTAGTGGAAGAGCATTTGAACCACCAGTTTTATTAAATGCTTTAGTAGAAAGAAATGACCAAACTTCTCCTATTCAAGATGATGAAGTAGGATTTGCATGGCCTATTACTTATAGATTTTTAAGAGATGATTTAATTGATGCTAATGTTGTTCCTGAAGTTGGTGATTTTGTAATGTATAGAGAAGGATATTGGGAAATAGATAATACAAATGCTAACCAATATTTTGTAGGTAAAGACCCACAATACCCATATTATGATGATAATAGAAACAACCCACTAAATCCAGGATTAGAAGATTATGGTTATAATGTTTCTATTATATGTAATGCTCACTATGTACCTGCGGATAGATTAAACATAATTAAACAAAGATTATAATGGCTAAACAAAGAAAACCTATACCAAAAACACAAAAAGAGATAGCTAATTCTTTAGTAACTCCTTATGATCAAGAACAAGGTAATCCTAATAATGCTGTTCCTAATCCAAAAAATAGAGCATTACAACAATCTTGGAGAGATGATACTGTAAAACCATACACTGTTGGTATTCAAGACATTGATGAGGCTGTTTTTTATTATTTAGAAAATGTTATTAAACCAACTGTAATACAAAATGGTGAATCAATTCCTGTTCCTGTGTTATATGCTTCTCCTGAAAAATGGAAATCATACCAAAAAGATGGATATTTAAGAGATTTAAAAGGTAGCTTAATGGCTCCTTTAATTATTTTTAAACGTAATAATATTGAAAAAAATAAATCATTAGCAAATAAATTAGATGCTAATAATCCTAACAATTATGGAATATTTCAAAAATCATATGACCCAAGAAATGCGTATGATAGTTTTTCTGTACTAAACAATAGAAAACCAGAAAAACAATATTATGCTGTTGTTGCTCCAGATTATGTAACTATAACTTATTCATTTATTATTTTTACATATTATGTAGAACAATTAAATAAAATAGTTGAAGCAATGAATTATGCTTCAGAAGCATACTGGGGTAATCCTGAACGTTTTAAATTTCAAGCTAAAATTAATTCATTTGGTTTTCAAACTGAATTAAATGAATCCGCAGAACGAGTAGTTAGAAGTACATTTGATGTTAATTTGCATGGTTATATTATACCTGATACTATACAAAAAGACACAACAGCTATTAATAAATTTAATAATAAAACTAAAACTACAATCTTTTTTGAAACTACTGATAGTATAGATTAATGGCCCTACTAACAAAACCTGGTTTAATACAATTAAAAATTGAAGACAGCGGGCAACTAATAACTACCCAAGTCAATAAAATCAATTTTTCAGGGTCAGTTTCTGCTTCTGTAGGAAATTTTAATGATGTTGTAATAACAGTAGGAGTTCCAGATACTGCTTCTTGGGCTATAAGTGCCTCTCAAGCAATAAGTTCTTCTTATGCTTTAAGTGCTTCTTATGCTTTAAGTGCTTCTAGTGTTGTAAGTGCTTCTTATGCTTTAAGTTCATCATTTTCATTAACTGCTTCTTATGCTGCTAATGCTGCTTCTTTTCCGTATACTGGATCTGCTCAAATTACTGGGTCAGTAGGAATTACTGGATCTTTTGATCAATCGGGTTCTTCTAATATATTTTTAAAAGGTTTAATAAATCAAACAACAGCACAATCGCATGTTGTTACTTTTAACAATACAACTGGTCAACTGTTTATTACCGCGTCATCCGCATTTGGTGGTGGAGGTGGTGCTGGTACACCTGGAGGCGCTAATACAACAATACAATTCAATGATGCTGGTGTATTAAGCGGTAGTGGAAATTTTACTTTATTAGGAAGTAACGCTGTTAGTTTAACTGGTTCATTATTAGTGACAGGATCTACTAGATTAATAGGTAATATTACTGGATCTTCTTTCACAGGTTCATTTACTGGATCTTTATTTGGAACTAGTTCTTGGGCAGTATCAAGTTCACGAGCAATAAGTGCATCTTATGCAGCTACATCCTCTTATGCTCAAAATATAATAATTTCAGGATCAATAAATAATGTAGATTATATTGATTTTAATACAGGGTCTGCTGTACCGGCTTGGAAATCAGGTAGGGTATTCTGGGATAATACAGATGGGGCATTATCTGTTTATAACTTTGAACAAGATATTACTCTACAGGTAGGTCAAGAAAACTGGACTAGAGTATCAAACCGTACAGGAACTACTATAACTAACGGTACTGTAGTTAGACTTAAAGGGGCACACGGGGATGTACCAGAAGTAGAATTAGCTCAATCATTATTAGTATCAGGTAGTGTTAATCTTCAAAATCAAATTTTGGGTGTTGCAACTCACGATATTGAAGATAACTCAAAAGGTTTTATTACCACTCAAGGACTAGTAAGAGGGTTAAACACAAATGCTTTTAATGACGGAGATACTTTATTTGTTGGTACTGGATCTGCTGGGATTTTACAAAATACACCACCCGTTGCTCCTTATGAAATTATTCCTGTTGGTGTTTGTGTAAAAGCATCACCTGGAACAAGCGGAATCATATATGTTGCTGTACAAGAACCAATAGATTTTAGTGATTTAAGTTCTGTATTAGTGACTGGTTCTTATCATTATGGAGATATTTGGACTTATATTCCAAGCGGATCTACAGGTGTTTGGGCCCATACAAACCAACTTTCAGGGTCATACGGATTAACAGGTAGTTTAGAAGCTACTTCATTTACCGGTTCATTTACCGGTTCATTAACAGGAACAAGTTCTTTTGCTATAAGCAGTTCTTGGGCTGTAAGTGCTTCTAGAGCAATAACATCATCCTTTGCTTTAACCTCTTCTTGGGCTATAAGTTCATCTGTTGCCTTAAGTTCTTCTTGGGCGGAAAGTGCTTCACAAGCAATAAGTTCTTCTTATGCTTTAAGTGCTTCTTATGTTTTAAGTTCATCTTTTGCTTTAACAGCGTCAAATGCTAATTCATCAAGTTTAGTTTATATTGCTTCAAATCCATCAACTGATGTAAATTATACTTTAGTATTTAAAAACAACTCATCTGCTTTAGACAATTATCATCCTTTAGCAGCTGATGGTACTAATGGTCCTTACTATAATCCTTCAACTAATATATTAGGAGGAGTAGGAGGAATAACAATGTCTGGAAGTATTGGTAGATTTAATACTATTACAGGCAGTACATCTATTACAGGTTCATTAACCGGTTCATTATTAGGTACAGCTTCATTTGCAACTACTGCTTCTTTTGCCTTATCAGCCAGAGCATTCCCATATTCAGGCTCAGCTGAAATTACAGGATCTTTAGGAGTTACAGGAAGTATTTATCAAATCTCACCATCAACACAAACATCAGCAAGCCAAGAATACATTGATATGACTATAGGTCTAGGTACAGTAGCTATATTTAATAAACCTTTTGCTATTCCTATGTCTGTATTTTTAGAATATTTTATTATCGACACTATATCAGGAGCAGATCAAAGAGCAGGAACTATAATGGCCAGTTTTAATAATACTGGCACTCCAACTGAAGTGTTTACTGAAACCACCACTAATGATATAGGCAATACTACAGCTATGACTTTTGCTGCTGTTTCAACTCCTAATTTTGAAATCCAAGCAACTAACACTGGAGCTAATGTTTATCAACTTAGAGGTACTCTTCGATATTATTAATATTTATCATAAACCCTGGACAATGAAGGGGCAATATTATGGCTGGTGAATTTAAAGTAAAAAATGGACTTATTGTTTCTGGTTCCACACGTGTTTCGGGATCAGTAATAGCAACCTCATTTACAGGATCCTTTACAGGTTCATTTGCTGGTATAGGTGCCTCAAATATAATTTCTACTGGTTCTATAACAGCTTCGGTAAACCAAACCCCTAATTTCTTTTTAATCCAATCAGGTTCAAGAGAATTATTTAAAATAAATACAGAAGGTACTATACAATTAGAAGCAAGATTAGCAACCCCAACCGCTATTACTGGAGGTATATTTTATTCTAGTTCAGGTGAATTTTTCTTTGGAATATAAATATTTATAATAAATAAATCATGGCAAGCTGGAAAAAAGTCATAGTCTCAGGTAGTGACGCAATATTAAATCAATTAAATGTAGGTACTAATCAAGTAATTACCACAACAACTCCCTTAACTTCAACCAAAATAACAGGTTCATTTACAGGTTCGTTCTTTGGTGATGGTACTGGTATTACAGGTATAACAGCTACAGGCCTAAACATTCCTGGTACAGTAACTGTTATTACAAATGAACCCTTTGTAGTTTCAGGTTCAGCAGCATTACAAAAAATTACTTTATCAGATGTATTAACACAAATTACAGGTAGTACAGACGGTGGTTTAACAAAAAGCGGAAGTAACGCTTTACGTATAGATACAGGTTCATCTCATTTTGTAACTGGTTCTAGAAAAGCTATTTTTGAAACAGGTCAATTTGTAGATAGTGCAAATATTGATTTTACAGTAACTTCTGGTGTATCTGTAACTGGTGTTCTTATAAGTGGTAGTGTTCAAGTAGGTCATTTAAATGTTAGTTCTTCTACAATAGGTGCTACTACAGTAACTTTAGGACAAACAGCTGCTTCTTTAATAGGATTAACAAACGTTTACTCAACAAACTTATCTGGTTCTAATATTACAGCTTCTGGTTTATTACATGGTACTAATATATCAGCAGCTACTAGCATATTAATTCCATCAGGTTATATTACAGCAGGTTCACCCGCTGGTGCTCCTAATACTCCTGGTTCTATACAAGGTGCTTTAGGATTCTTTACTTCTGCTACTTTAGGTAGTGCCAACATTACAAATGATATGACTGTTGGAGGTAACTTAACAGTTAATGGTACTACAACATTTATTAATACTACTAATACTTACTTAAAGGACCAATTCTTAACTTTAGCATCAGGTTCAACAACTTTAGTAGATAGTGGTTTATTAATAGCCTCATCCTCAGCTAACGTAGGTAACGCTATTTATTTAGAATCAACATCAACAGGTAATTATGGTAGATGGGCAGTTGCTTATAATGTATCAGGTTCAGCAACATCCGTAACTCCTGATTCTTATGTAGTAACAGTATCATCATCTACAGCCGCTCCTTCAGGTACTCCAACTTGGGGTAATACTAATGGATTTGGTAATATGCATATCAATTCATCTGACGAATCAATTTGGATTTATTCTTAATATTATAATATATGGGTTTTTTTAGTAAAAATGTTGTGATTGAAAATGGGGAAAATAATTTACCACCAAATCCCACTTCCGAAGCTATTGCTTCAAATCAATTATCAAAACAAGAAATTGAACTTTTGTTAAGTTTAATTAAACAAACTACTTTTAAAGGAGAACATATTGAAACTCTCTACAATTTAGTTTTGAAACTACAAAATCAGTACATATATTAACAATATGAACTATCCAATTGAGTTATCTTTAGATGAGATTTCTTTAACAAGAGGTGCTTTAGACGCCATACAAATACAAGGAATTAATGCTAAATTAGTTGCTGGTATACAAACTAAATTAGAAGATGCTTTGTTTCAAATTCAAATGAATATTCAAATGCAAGAACAAGAACGCATCCAAGCTGAAGAAGAAAAACAAAAACAGTTACAAACTTTATTAGCTAAAGAAGCTAAAAAAACATCACGCTCATCCGTTTCTTCTTAATATTTATTATTATATTATAGGCCCTAAAGGGAAGTGGGCTAGGCAAACCTAGTAACCAACCATAATTAAACATAATGCCAAGCTGGAAAAAAATAATCACATCAGGATCGGCGGCTATCCTAACTAATGTAACCGCATCATCTTATACAGGATCATTTACTGGATCTTTATTTGGAACATCGTCATGGTCTGTATCTTCTTCTAGAGCAATTACTTCATCTTATTCTTTAGTATCATTATCTAGTTCATATGCATTATCAGCGTCATATGCTCCTGGAGGTGCTGCTTTTCCTTATACAGGTTCGGCTACAATAACCGGATCTTTAGTAGTTACGGGACGCATTACATCAACTGAAAACGTTGAAGCCCAAGTTAACTTAAAATCAATGTACCAATCCGGAGATGAAGGTGGAGAAATATTCCTTAATACTCCTGCAACAAGTACAACTATTAATAACGGTGTTAATATTGATGTTTATCAAGATAAGCTTCGTTTTTGGGAAGATGGTGGAGTAAATAGAGGATTTTACTTAGATATACCGTCAGGAGCTCCAGGAGTAGGAACAAATTTAAAACCAACCGGTTTTACAGGTACAGTCACAATTATAGGAAATCCTCCGGGTCAACAAAATTTAAACTATACAGATGGTATTTTAATTAGTGTGACTTAACAATAAATCAATATATTTATAACATATGGCTATACAAACAACATCAAATTTTACATACAATTATGGACTATATTCTAATCCATATTTTCGTGTTGTAACCCATTTACCTATTTCAGGACAAGAAACACCGGTAGATTGTTTTATGTATAATTCTCAAGAAGCATATAATGCCGGTTCAAGTTATATAGCTTGTTTTCCTTTTTATGTAAATAATATTTCAGCATCATTAGATAATAATGCAAATAATGTAGTAAATAAATATTTATTATATGTTACAGAACAAATTACAGGATCATTAGAAACAATATCTCCTGGATCTACATTTGAAATCATAGAAATACCAACAAACTAAAATAAAAATATAATATGCAACCAGTTTCATTAACAATCGAAGAATTAGAAAAATTCAAAAGTTACCAAACAAAAAACCAAGAAATGATTAACATTTTAGGTCAAATTGAAATTCAAAAATTAAACCTTGAAATTTCTAAAGATCAAATTAAACAACAAATGATTGACATGAGCGAAGAACAAAATTCTTTTGCTCAAGAAATCCAATCTAAGTATGGTGAAGGTCAAGTAGATATCGAGAAAGGATTATTTATACCTTTTCCTAAATTAAATTAATTTTTAGGATATTTATTATAAATGGCTGTATTATCTAAAACTGGTATAACAACAGGCGCTACTATTCAAGTAGGTCATGTTACTCAATCTGTAGATGCTTTTACTGGAGCAGTTCAATATGATATTACTTTGTCCGGTTCACTTAAAGTAACAGGAAGTGTATCAGTAACAGGAAGTATAACAGGAAGTTTAAACGGTAACGCTAATACAGCCACTTATATAGTTTCTAATAACCAAAACTATTTACCTAATCCTGGAGGCACATGGATTGGACCAGGAAATTTAGGTATATTAGCTGGTTCTACTACTTTAGCATCTGGCATTTCTCCAATATTAAATCCTGCTGCTTTAACAGGAAAAATATTCCAAACCCAATATTGGGTTACAGCAACTAAAGCTTCTGGTTCTACATCTCCTTCTAACAATGCTTTAATGGTTGAAGCTATTTCTCCATCATTTGATACATTTAGAATTAGAGATATTGGTGCTTCTACCAATGACCAAGTAAATTTTATTGTAGCTTATATAGCTTAATAATATTTATACTTAAAGGTTTTTATTTAAATAGTTATAAATTGATCTGATTTTTAAGATTTTTTAATATATTTATAACAGAATAAAAACTAAAAGAAAATGGCATCAACTTTAATATCACCTGGCGTACTTGCTTTAGAAAATGACCAGTCATTTATCACCCAACAACCTGTAACTGTTGGAGCCGCTATTATCGGTCCTACAGTAAAAGGTCCTGTTGAGGTTCCAACAATCGTTACTTCATATAGTCAGTATCAAAATATTTTTGGTGCTACTTTTACAAGCGCAAGTAATGTTTACACTTATTTCACATCAATAGCTGCTTACAACTATTTTAACAATGGTGGCGAAACCTTATTAGTATCAAGGGTCACTTCAGGATCTTTTACTTCAGCTACTACTTCAATTAGTGGAAGTAACACATCTGGATCGTTCATATTAGAAACTCTTTCTGAGGGTATTATAATGAATAGCTCAAGCTCATTAGACATTTCAGGTTCATTAGCTTCAGGTTCATCAGATAATATTAGATGGGAAATACAAAATGCAGATACCTCTTCAGGTACTTTCTCATTATTAATTAGACAAGGTAATGACAATACAAATGATCCTATTATCCTTGAAACTTGGACTAACTTATCATTAGATCCTTTTGCTCCTAATTACATTTCTAAAGTAATTGGTGATTATGATTTAAATTACAACAGTACTACTAATCAAATTACTGTATCTGGATCTTATCCAAATGCTTCTAAGTATATTAGAGTTAAATCAGTACTTTATCCTACCCCTAATTATTTTGATAATAATGGTACTGCTAAAACTGCCTTTACTCCTTATATTCCTTCAAACAATAGTGGTTCATTTGGTTTTGCTGTAGGATCTATTTCTGCAAACGGCCAATACTATGATCAAATCACAGATGGTAACAGAGCTCAAGGTATTCCTAGTGCTAGTTATAACAATATGATTAGTTTATTATCTAACCAAGATGATTACAGATTTAATGTATTGTTAACTCCTGGATTATTTAATTCATTACAAACTTCACAAGTAACTTCTATCATTTCAAACACCCAAAATAGAGGAGATAATATTTTTGTATTAGATTTAGCACCTTATGGTTCTACTGTATCTACTGTAGTTACTCAAGCTGCTTCTCGTAACACTTCTTATGCTGCTTCATACTGGCCTTGGTTACAAACAATTGATCCTGATACTGGAGCAAACGTTTGGGTACCTGCTTCAACTATGATTGGTAGTGTGTATGCCTATAATGATTCTGTATCTGAACCTTGGTTTGCACCAGCAGGTATTAACAGAGGAGGATTAGGTAATGTAATTAGAGCAGAACAAAAATTATCTCAAACTAATAGAGATACTTTATACACAGCTAAAGTTAACCCAATCGCTACTTTCCCAGGAACAGGTGTTGTAGTTTATGGACAAAAAACATTACAAACTAAAGCTAGTGCTTTGGATCGTGTAAATGTAAGAAGATTATTAATTTCTTTAAAATCTTATATTTCTCAAGTAGCTAATAACTTGGTATTTGAACAAAATACTATTGCTACTCGTAATAGTTTCTTATCTCAAGTAAACCCATACTTGGAATCAGTACAACAACGTCAAGGTTTATATGCTTTTAAAGTAGTAATGGATGATACAAACAATACAGCTGATGTAATTGATAGAAATCAATTAATTGGTGCTATTTACATTCAACCTACTAAGACTGCTGAATTCATTTATTTGAACTTTAACATCTTACCTACAGGAGTTACTTTCCCAGCATAATTTTTAAAAATTGAATATTTATAACAAAACAAAATAAATAAAATGGCAGTATTAAATCCAAACGAAATATTTTTCACCGCCTTTGAACCAAAACAGGCTAACCGCTTCATCATGTACATTGATGGCATTCCTGCTTATGAAATTAAAGGTGTAGGTGCTATAACAGTAAGCCAAGGTACTGTTCCTTTGAACCATATCAATATCCAAAGATTTGTTAAAGGAAAAACCACTTGGGGTACCATCCAGTTCACATTGTTTGACCCTATTACTCCATCAGGTGCTCAAGCAGTAATGGAATGGGTACGTTTACACCATGAGTCAGTAACTGGACGTGATGGTTACAGTGATTTCTATAAGAAAGATTTAACTTTCGATGTATTAGGTCCTGTAGGTGATATTGTATCTGAGTGGGTTATTAAAGGTGCTTTGATTACTGAAGCTAACTTTGGTGATTATAACTGGGATACTGAAAATACTGCTGTAAACCTTACTATGACTGTTCAGCCTGATTACTGTGTGTTGAACTTCTAATTAATAAAAAAATCATAAAAGAGCTCGCATTTTTTGCGAGCTTCTTTTTTTCTTATATATTTATATAGGACAACAAAGTTATAAAAAATATTTATGGAAGAAAATAAGTTTAAATTCCCTACAGAAATAGTGGAATTGCCTTCAAAAGGCTTACTGTATCCCGAAGGTCATCCTTTAGCATCTGGAAAAGTTGAAATGAAATACATGACTGCTAGAGAAGAAGACATTTTAACTAATCAAAACTACATTAAACAAGGTATTGTAATTGATAAACTATTACAATCAATGCTTATCACTAAATTTGATTATAGTGATCTTTTAATTGGTGATAAAGATGCTATTATGTTAGCTGCTCGTATTTTAGGTTATGGTAAAGATTATTCATTTAGTTATTATCCAGAATATAATGACAATGAAGAAATTATTACTGTTGATTTAACTTTATTAAATGAAAAATTAATTGATGAAAAATCATTAGCTGAAAAAGGTAAAAATGAATTTTCTTATAAACTTCCTAATACAGGTAATGTAATTACTTTTAAATTGTTAACTCATGGTGATGAGCAAGCAATTGAAAAAGAAAACCAAGGTTTAAAGAAAATTGATCCTAAAAGTAACTCTGAAGTAACAACAAGATTACGTCATACTATTTTGTCTGTGAATGGTGATTATAATCCTAAAACTATTAGAGAATTTATTGAATATGGTTTTCTAGCTAAAGATTCAAGAGCATTTAGAGAACACTTTAACTCAATCAGCCCAGGCATTAATTTAAAGTATACTTATACTTTTGATAATGGTGTTGAGGAGGACATCACTGTACCTGTAGGTGTTAACTTTTTTTGGCCTGACGCCTGATTATAGGGGTAGTTTATTTACCCAAATCCACGAAATATTGTTTTACGGGCAAGGCGGTTATGATTATAACACAATATATAACATGCCAGTCTGGTTACGACAATTTACATATAAAAAAATTCTTGAACATTATGAAAAGAAAAATAATGCTTCTCAAACAAATACTGTTGAAGAATCTATTAAATCAATGAAATCAGCAGGTGCTGTTAATTCACCAAAAGTAAACGTACCTTCATATGTTACAAAGGCATCTAAAAAGTGATGCCTTTTCATATTTATAATAAACTAATTTTTTAGAATGGCTGAAAACATCCAAGATTTAAAAAAACAAATCCAAGAACTTCGTAGAGAAATAACATCTTTAGGGGGAGAATCTTTTAAAAACCTAAACGCAGCAATTGAAGCTGCGGGTGGAGGTATGGAAGGAGCTAGAAAGGTGCTCACCCGTATGAAAAAAGAAG